TCCAGCGTTTCCAAATCGCAGACCCTACATTCTCTGAATACTTCGGAGACTCCGATCCACTCAGCGACCATAACCCAGAAGATCGAATAACGGTTGTTAAGGTTGATGGGGTTGCTTGGGATATTGATCGCCGCACATTGTATAGCTCAGATAAGAGCAAGGCTCCTTCCATCCAAGGAGGTGACCTAGTAAAGAGCACCAACTACAAATGCGTAGTTTACACTAACTCTGAAGGTAATGTCGAGATTCAGTTCGGTGATGGTATTGTATCCGCAATTCCAACAGGAGTGATCGAAGTATCATATCTGTCGACCGCAGGTGTAGGAGGAAACCTATACAATTCCAAGGACTTGAAGGTCACCATACAAAATGGAGACATTTCATTCTATCCAGAGAATTCACTAAATGCGTCGAACGTAACATTCTATCTGGCCGAAAGTGCAATTGGTGGTTCTGAGCTAGAGTCTATGGATTCTATCAAGTACAATTCACCTAAGATATATTCTGCACTAGATAGGGCCGTAACCATAGATGACTATAAGGCAATCCTCCTCACAATGCCAAACGTGGCCCATGCATTAGCATACGGAGAAGACGAACTAGGTCCGGGCGACTATAGGTATTTCAATGTCGTATTATTCACCGCAATCAACACACTATACACGGGTGCGGTAGGGTCTTTACGTCCGTCGTACCCCTCAGAGTATATCCTTAGCGGGTATAATACCCTCGGAGTTGCACAGGCAATACAGGATCAAGGTTCAGTGTCTGGACTTGTAAAAGATAACTTCGACAGTAAGTTCAACCTTTCATCTGAAGCTAATGACGTGTCACAGCAGGCTAGATACGTCCAGTATGTAAATAGCCTAGGTTCAATCTTCAGACTCACTAAGCAGAATATCGATAATTCGTCAGAGCTTGGATATATCATGCGCACCCTCAAGAAGAAGGGACAGGCTACGGTAAGACACATGTACTTCCCGTCGAAGGTGCATAAGTACACAATGAATATCGAGGTTTTCGTAACTCCAATCTCAAACAAGAATACAATCGCCTCTGATATTCAACAGAAGTCTTTCGCATATCTGAAAGACAATACCCACTTTAACTTCCCTATATACTCGTCCAAAATCGTTAAGATCGTAGAGTCGCTCAATTCAATCGTCGGCTGTCACGTTTCATTCACCCCATACGCAGAACTACCTTCAGATTCTAAGTATCTAGAAATATTCCTAGCTCAGAGTCTGAGAGTGGTCGATGATCTGTTCGCTACAATGTGGAAGCTACAGGCGCTATACCCTAAGGTCATATTATTCCCAGAATTCACTGTAGATGGAGTATTGACTAAGAGCGTGTTCACCTCGAAGCTATACGAAACATTCTCATATAGTGGTAGCACTTTGATGAATGAGCAGTTAATTCATGAGAGGAATATCTCAAACTTCATTAACTATGCGTGGGAGAATACCCTAGGTAGAATTATACTGAACCCTTACGTCGTAGGCGGTAAGATAGCAAGTATCTCTGACTTCCTGAATACTGAGTTCCAGAAGTCAGTTGAAACTGGTGGACTAATAAACACTGACTTCAATGAACTAATCTACGACACTTTCATTAGATGGGCTGTACAGTTCAGAAATGACACTGACTACTACACTGCGAAGTATGTAATATCTGCAGAGGGCGACATATCTAACTTCACCCTACCTAACGAAATCGCTCAGATCGAGTTGGATACAGTGAACAATATCAAGCTAATAACCAAGAATAATTAAAGACAGCCTCCGCTAATATCTCCGATTTCAATGAATGAGTTTAGCTCATCGTTGACTTCGGAGCAAGCGATCATAAGGTAGTCCAATTCTTTACTAGAAACTGGAACATATTCAGTCTCTACCCCGTTACTCGCCAGCTTCATCTTCTTTGTCTGAATGTAGGCAGTTGTATTATCCACAGGGACTGCATACCATCCATTATCTGAAGTCCTATACATTGCATACGACGAGTTACCCTTGAGTGTAAGTGTATTCACAGATACGGTGCCTGAGCTAGATCCGTGCATAGTCATCAAGCCTTCACACACTATGACCAGTTCACTACCTTCAGCGTGCCCGTGCTTGGTTATTATGAAGTCATCGTCTGTCGAATAGAGTTCGCTGTCAGGTATAACAACAACCCTCTTAGAATACGATGGGATATTTGATACTATGATGGACTTACTAGGGTCAACCCTTATACCTTGCATGTTGTTTACAAGTACATCGTCTGGGAATGACACTCTACCAGTTAACTCGCTGGCTGTTTTAAGTATGGTCTTTGCTGGAATGGTGAGTTCTTCCTTGACAAATACAGTTACTGGTAAATCATCGGTAATGTTCCAATTGAAAGAACCAACTTCGTCGAAGTTGTTTTTATTGTTCAGTCCATATCGGTAGCCGACATTACAGGTAATGACATCGCCAACTCGATCTAGAAATGTCAATGCAGGGGATGGCCACTTTCTAGTATATTCACCCTCACATAGATTATTGACTAGCCCTAGATATGACTTCAATCCAAACACTAAACTGCTATTACCAACTACATCCTTGATATTGAACTTGAAGTAGTAGTCGCCTGTGAGTGCTTTTGTTCTTTCTAGTATAGTGCCTACGTTAATCTTGAGGTTGCCTTCTCCAGTGACGGTCGCGCCTTCAGAATTGAATGAACTGTCTGATATTTTCCATGGATTACAGACGAAACTAAATTCTAGTATTGTTGGATTTGATGGATAAGTGCTAATTGACTTGTGTCCTGCTTGCACTGTTGCGACGTGTAACTTAATCACCTTACTGGAAACTGGCAGTACCTTGAAAGGCCCGACATATACTCTCCTAGCTAGATTCTCTACATCTAATGGATCAGATCCATCTAGTGTATAATACGTTACTTCAGTGTAATCGCTAAGGGTTACGGTAGCCGCCTCGGAATATATAATCACATCGTCTGCGTAAGTATGGATATATCCTTCAGACAATCCAACCAACAATTCCTTACTCGATAGTGGATGTAATGACCAGCACCAACTACCAGACCCAACTGCGGTATTCAACGCAGTCCATGTGGCTCCACCGTTCATTGACCTATATATTTGACCGTATTGCTCATTTGCATATATCACATTAGCTGAGAAAGATCTCATTCTGAAAAAAGACTTAGCGCCGGAGAACGAAGCCAATGCCCAAGTAGTTCCACCGTCTAGCGATTCATATACTGCACCACCATATACAACAGCCCTAATTCTACTAGGGACTCTAGCGTCAATTGATGACCATGCCCTCGAACCAGCCGAAGTTAATTCAGTCCAATTCATACCACCATCGACTGACTTATAGATATAGCCACCCCATGAAACTGCGTATACGTCGCCTCCGGGGGTACAATCAATATCATACCATGCTCTAGATCCTGACCCAGTCAGAACCTCAAAAGACGATCCATTCAGTTTGTGTATGTAGTCTAGATTGCTTGCCAAGTATACGTTACCTGCAAGATCTCCTGATATTCCAGTCCATACTCGGTCTACTCCATATGATGACCAAGTAGACCCTCCATCTTCGGACTTATAGACATAGCTCTCTCCACTAGCGTCAGCACCATATATCACACCGTTAGGTGCTTTGTATATACCCCACCAACTCTGTATTCCGCCACTTGTAAAAGGAGTCCAACTCATGTCGATATTTAGTATTGCAACTATTTAATTTGACACCGTAATTGTAGCTAGTGTTGCACTAACAGTAAATACGGCGTCAGGGTCAAATACATATTGCACAACTACACTTGAATCGTCACCGTGAACTGCAACTGCCTTAATTACAGTGCGCTTCTTTATTTTGAGCTGTCTAGTGTACAGTGCCACGTTCGACCTGTATTCTAGATCTGGCTCAACTCCGTCAGTGGAATATAGTACGTCAAACTGAGAATCGCATGAGATTATCAATTCACCTGATGTAATGTCATAAGTGAATACTGGACTGGTTAGTATTGGATGGACCTTTATTGTCTTCTCTGCAACTATACTAGAGCCAATATCCGCAGTTCCGTTAATATATGCCTTGAAATTGTGAGTCCCGTACTTAGTTCCATCTTCTAGAGTTGCCTGATAGGTGTTGACATAGGAAGCGCCATCTATCGAAGAATATACCTTGTTTGGATTTACAGAAGAATACTTTGGCAATGCCCTGAATATTAGATCATATCCAGCCTCTAGCGAAATTTCA